CTACGGCTGTACTCTTAGAACCTAAAGTATCTGACCCTAAAGCACTACGTCCTACAGCTACATTATTATCCGCATCAGTTAAAGCATCTCCTGCACCACCACCAATTAAGGTGTTATCTACGCCTGTTGTGATTCCTTTACCTGCATCATTACCTACGGCTGTATTGTTACTATCTGTGGCAGTGGTAAAATTTTGAGCCAATAACGCAAATGTACCTATGGCTACAGATTTACTACCTAATGTATCAGAAGTTAAGGAACCCATGCCGACTGAAACATTAAAGTCTGCATGAGTAAGTGCATCACCTGCTTGACTACCCACTAGGACATTTTTAATGCCTAAAGTCATTTCAGAACCTGCATCGTAACCAACAGCTACATTTTCGCCATCAGCACCTGCATTTAAATCTTCTAAAGCGTTTGTTCCTACTGCTGTATTTTTACCATGTGCATCTTCTGTTTTTAAAGCATCTTTACCCACAGCCGTATTATTATCACCTGTCGTAATCGCAGTACCTGCTTCGTCACCTATAAGGGTATTATTGTTACCGCCAGATGTTATTGAGTTACCTGCGTTTACACCTGCTATAAAGTTAGATGTACCAGAGGTGTTTGTAGACATACCGTCAGATACAATAATACCTGTAACATCTACGCCTGTGGATGTTGTGGCGAGTTTAATGGCATTGTTGTGATATAAAGAAACGGCACCATCAACTTCAAAAAAACCCATAGTTTCGCCAGTGTATTTGCCTATAGTAACATTACTATTGCCACGTAAAATTAAAGCTCCTGTACCCGCATCATCTACATAAGAATCAGACCCATCGTGATAAATTTGTAAATCTGAGCCAGCACCCATCAATATTTTAGCACTGTCAGGAAACAAAATATCATCAGTACCTGTCGGTACAGTAAACACTGTAGCATCTGCGTCATTCTTTAGCGTAATATCTGAGGTAGAACCCTGACCAGTAAGGATTAAACCTTCAGCAGCCGTGTAACCAATAGCAGCATTATCACCTGCTGCAGTGTCTGTAGTAGCTTCTAACGTACCACCAGTAATAACGCCCGTAGTCGTAATGGCACTAGAGCCAGTATCAATAGTACCAAAACCACTAGTAATACTACCTGAGTTTAATGCTCCAACAGTTGTAGCTGCAGTAGTAACAAGATTAGGCATAGCTGTAATCTCATCATCAAAGTAAGCAGCTAAGTCAGTAACAGCAACCTGCACCATAGTGCCATTGTCATTCATTACTACTCTGTCTGCATCAGCTACAGTAGTAGCAGTAGCTGACGTACCACCATCTACAATATTAAGTTCTGCAGCAGTACTAGTAACATTAGTACCACCAATATCTAGGGTAGTCATAGAAACTTCACCTGCTACGGTTACTACACCATTAGCAAGAGTAATTAAGTCTGTATCATCTGTGTGACCAATAGTAGTACCATTAATAAGAACATCGTCTATGTCTAATGATCCACCAGAAATTAATCCAGTAGTAGTAATAGTACTAGAACCTGTATCAATAGTACCAAAGCCTGATGTAATGCTACCACTATTCAATGCACCTACAGTAGTTGCAGCAGTAGTAACTAAGTTAGGCATTGCAGTTATTTCATCGTCAAAGTAAGCAGCAAGGTCTGTTACTGCTACTTGCTTCATTGTACCAGCATCATTAAATACAACACGATCAGCATCAGCTACAGTAGTAGAACTAGCAGTTGTATCACCATCAAGAATGTTTATTTCTGTGGTAGTAACAGTAGCACCATCAAGTATCTCTAATTCTGCTTCTGATATACCTGCACCACCAATAGTAAGTGTACCTGAAATATCTACATTACCATTTATATCAATAGTAGTAGCAGCTATTTGTATTTCACTGTCAGCTACAATGTCAAGTTGACCGTCAGTACTAGAATTAATATAGATAGCAGTATCACGAAACTGAATCTTCTCCGTTGACGCAATAAGTAAATCATCAGAAAACTCAAAGTAATCCTCATCCTCCATCCACTTAAATACACCGTCATTAGTTTCACCATCAAATGTTACTGTAATGTCTGTGCCTGAAGTAGCATCACCAATAGTAATAGAAGTGCCTAACAGTTTAGTAATTGGTCCACCTTCTGCAGCAGTACCATCGTGTGTATGTCCTGTACTTGCAGCAAAGGCAGCTAAAAGTTGATCATATTCATTATTAAACAGATCAGCGGTGATAACATCGCCATCAGTAAAAGATGATTGTCTTGTATATGTAGCACCCATTTAACGTCTTGCTCCTAATTGATACTCTAATTGAAACCCTTTAAGGGAATATGGTGCAGTTTCACCACCATCATTTACTCTTAATGCAACAGAAAAACCTGAACCCTCTACTGACTGTCTTACTAAAGGCTGTGAAGGTCCACCAAAAACAAACTGTGTAGCACTACTACTAGTACTAAATAAGGCAGTACCAAATTGTGCAGCTACAGATGAAGAGTCTAACGGATATGCTGCAGGTCTTGCTGATTCAGTAGCTTCGTTATCATAACGTACTAACAAATCAGCGTCAATAGCAGATTCAGGTTTATAGTTAATAATAACTCTTTGCATGTGTTTTCTAACACCAGTATCACCAAAACTTAAATCTGGACTTCTATACCTAGCTAATATTGGGGTTCCATCAAAAGTATTTCCTGCTTCTTGACGATTTATATAACCTGAAAAATCTCCATGTAATACAGTTGAATTACCATCAATAACTAGGCTGTCTGTAGCAGAAGGTTTTATACCACGTATTTCTGAAAACTCATACTTGTCTGCACGTTGAACACATATAATACCTTTTGTTAAACTGTTTGCCTGACCTTCTTTAGAGAAAAATATTCTATACTGTGTTTTATCTGGTATAACTACACTATCAAAAATTGCAGCATTCTTAATGTTGGCATCAAATATAGACTGCACATTTTGTGTAATTGATCCAAGTGCAGTATCACCAATTCTTGCAGTAGCTGCAACAGTTCTTAATCCATCAGGTCCAAGAAATAATAAGTCACCTGCAAATTCCTGAATAGTGTCTCCATTTACGCAGCCAATATTTCTCGTAACAGGTTGTATTGCAAAGTCACTTAAAGTAGAACCTGTTAGTTTAAATATTCTATTTTCACAAAAAATAAATAGTGCATCACGAAAAACTTTTAAAGCAACAATGTTATCATCTACTTTAATAGTACCTGCACCATCACTAGAATTAAAACCATCCTCATCAAAAGGCTCACTAAATACTAATGTTTGAAGGGTACTAGATTTACCTGCATAAAACATATGTGATTTAAATGCTACTACAATAGTAGAACCAGCTACAGAACTTTCACTAACGTCAGTTGCAGAAACAGAAGAGTTAAATATTGTTGGTGCATTTGTACCATCAACAACAATTATCTTTTCATTGCCATCAAAGTTATATCTTTCAAAACGGTATTTACCTGCACTACTTCTTCCAGTATCTCTCTCTGTCCAATCTTCTGATACTACATCATCAACAGCATGATTAGCAGCAGTAGTACTTGAAGTAGCTCTAGTTACACCTGTAAAAGTAACGGAGGTAACACCTGTATAAGTAAAAATTTCATCATTAATTTGTATAGTACCACTAGAAGAAAATCCTGTAGTGCTATCTACTGTAATAGTACCAGAGCCTGTCATGCCTGTGCTAGAAGATATCTTAGAAGCAACTTCAGTAGAAGCAGAACTAAATATTTTTTCACCTCTAGCAGCTAATACTTTATCTGCAAAACTAGCAACCATAAGTATTTTTTCAGAACTAGCAGATGTTTGAGGTACTATTTGATTTACATATTTACGATGTCCATTTATTCTTCTATAGCCACCCTCAACATCAGGCTCAAAGTTTTCTAGCTCTAATGCTTCTCCCGGTTGCATAAGAAAAGTAGAACGGTTTTTAACTAGACCGCCCTCACAATTAAATGCAGCAGGTTGTGTTTGAGAACTATCTGGCATTAAATAACACCAGACATAAAGTTGACAGAACCACGTGGCCTAAGTACAACAGTAGATCGTACATATTCATATTTATTAATTAACAGGCTTTGCATGTTTTTAATGCCTTGTTCAAACCTAGCAAAGTTTAATTGATACTGTTGCATTTCTCCACGATACTGATATGTAAATGCAGAAGCACCATCTATTATAACAGGCGCAAATCTATCAGGTACAGTAGTAGTATCCCCATGTAGAGATAAATCAGAAGGAAATGTATAAAAATCAAATGTCAAAGTATATTCTTTTTCAGGAAAAGGATAAAGTAAATAATTATTATCAGGTGTACGTACAATATTTCTAGGTACACCACCACTTTCAAACTGTGCTACAAATACACCATCTGCATGTATAGCAGCAGTAGTGCTATTAGCACCACGTGTACATCCTGTAAGATCATTACCTGATATAGCAGTATAAGTTACTTGCTCACCACCAAGATAAATAGTACCAGAGGTATCAAAACCTGTAGTAGAAGTAAGTGTTAAAGTTTCAACAGAAGCAGAGTGTGAGCCATTTAAAGTAGTAGAAGTTATTTCATCTTCTTGATTAGCGTATTCATTTTGTATATATTCATTATAGTTTAACGTAGTAAGATTAGTGCCAGATGCATTAAGTGTAGTACTACGTTTAATTCTAGCAGTATTATAATCTACAGATTTAGTACTTGTGGGTAAAGCATATCTAACTTTTCCCGGCACTAAAGTTTCTGTATTTGTTGAATGGTTAAAAGAATATCCAAACTCTCTTTGATTAATATAACGTATTGCTTCATTAACAGCATTTTTACACTGTACTTGCACACCTCTAGCATTAGTAAAAGTACTAGAAGTAAGCTCTACTTCATTCATGCGAGTAATAACACTGTTAGTTAATGAAAGAAAAGTAAGAGCCATTATGTTTCCTTAATAATCCTTGTCTGCCCCAAGAGTTTTTTGTTGCATAAATTTGATACACTAATGGGGCCAGCATATAGCCAGCCCCAAAGTATGTAGGTTTATTACAGTAGATCACGTTGAGCTGCTGCAGCCTCAGTATGAGCAGCCGAAACATCTGCGATCACTGCATAGACACGTAAGCGTCCAGTAGCAGCAGCAGCACCAGCGACTGTTACATCAATGGTATCTGCAGCACCAACACAAGCAAGTGCTTCAGCAGCAAATGTTGAAGCTGAACCTGTGTTTACTACGTTAGCTTCACCGTTACTACCTTTTGCAAGGTATGTACCAGCAGCAGCGTCTAGTGCAGCACCGTCAATGATGTCATCCCCACCACCAAAGTCAATATTACAAGTACAACTTGCAGTAAAAGACTTCATAATTTCTGCACCAGCAGCAATAACTACTGTCTCTGCAGGAATTTCAAGGAGTTGGAAAATGTCACCATCAGCAATGGTAGCATCTGCAGCAATCATAGCATCAATATCTAAGATTGCTTCAATAGTGCGTACTGCATTACCAACAACAGTTGGGACAGCAAGTACGTTAGCTCCTACGCCAGCGGTAGAAGCAAGGGTCATATCAAAAGTAGCCATTGTATATCTCCTTACGCTGCGTTATAACGGGCAGTAACGATTGCTTCAGGGCGAAGAATCTTACGACCGTATAGATGCATACCACGAACAATGTCAGCAAAGCTGTCAGGGTCACGATATGTTTCTGTCTTATTGATTTGCTCGGCAGTTGCCACAGCAGAATCATGTCCAGCTACAATCACACCAAGGTTGGTAAGTTGATTAGCTGTACCACTAGTTCCCGGTCCAGTGCCTAGTGCTGGCAAATTAGACGAGGAATACACACGGAAGCCGTGGAAGTTATTAACTACCAGACCATTACGCAGTCCACCTGATTCACCAAAATCAGCGTTCATGAAGCGTGAATCTTCATCAGCAAGGATTTCCATGAATACTGGATCAACTACAAGCCAGCGACCTTGTGAGTCAACTTGCTGTTGGTCAAGCAAACGCTTCATACGTGCAACAATCATTGCAGGAGAAACGGTAGCAGTTGGCAACGAAGTAGCACCCGGCATACGTGCAGTCACAGGAATTGAGTGAGTGCCAGCAGAGGAAGTAGTGATGTTACCAAAGTCACCTTTATGCAGTTGCATAGAGGAGAGCAGTTCGTTAGAACCTGCAGAGCTTACAGCCTTTGTACCATTAACAGTTGTGTTAAGAGTATCACCTTTGCTGTGCAAAGAAGACTGTTTGTAGCCAGCCATGTACGCAAGAACTTCTTGGTCATGGTTGTCTGCCAAACGATAAGCAGCACGGCTGGTTGCAAGGTCCATGAAATTGACGTGGCTGTGAGCCTCTTCAATATCGTCCATCTTAAAGGCAAAATAGTTAGCCTTATCAATGACTAAGTTGAAATCCGCATCTTCTAAATCTTGCGCTGTGACATTTGTGCCACGTGCATATTCAGAAACAGAGATTTCTGGTTCTTTAATGATCTTGACGGTATCGCCCTGACCACTGATCTCTCCGAAATAATCAGAGTTAGTAATATCCCCAACAACAGTAGACTTGCGGAATGCAAGCTGTACCTGTTTGCTGTAGATAACTGGGCTAAAATTACCATTAGGTAGATTTCCATAACCCGTAGCTGTCTGGAATGCCATTATATTAATCCTTTGCATTAAGACACAGATACAAACTACAAACGGTATGTAATGAGGCTAAGTCTAATGGGTAACGATATTGTAAAAAGTTGGCCGACCTTTTACATAACGGGCCAATGTCTTTAGGTAGTCTTTAAAACTATTTATGTTTGTGAAAGTTGGTTTAACACAGGTAGTCCAAATAAGTAGGGGGCTGTGTTAAACCTATTGTATATAGTTATATTCTTTATTTAAGACTTGTCAAGTCTTTTTATCGTGCGCTACCAGAAATATCGTAAATAAATTCACCTTTTCTAATAGCTTCCATGATTTCGTCTTGGTGTTTTTCATACTGTTGTGTAGTCATTTTGTTTACACGTGACTCAGACATTTTAGTATTGTTAGTTGTAGCGTCTGGTTGACTTCTAGTATTACGAGTATTCACCGACTTAGCAGCATCTTTATTGCCGCTAGGTTTTTTTGTCTTAATGTTCATGTCTGCTTTGTACAAATCAATAGCACGTGCTGCAGACCTTGCATCATTATCATTTTCGTATAGTGCCTCTTGTACCCACTTAGGCTGTTCTTCTGCCCACTCATGGAACTCATCACTGTCACGTATCTCACCAAAGTCAGGGTGTGCTTTAAGTAATTCTACTTCAGCTTTCTCACGTGATGCACTTTCCCGTAATGTATCAATTTCTTTAATACGTTCCTGTAAACCTTCTTGTTGCTCACGTGCTTTCTTAATAGCAATAGTTTCAACAATAGCAGCTACATCTGGATACTGGCTTGCCCATGCATCTATGTCTTCATCTGACTTAGGTAGTTTAATTTCTTGTGCAGTACTTTGTTTTAACTGCGACTCTAGTGTGGTAATACGAGCCTCTAAGTCTGCCTTTGCTTTTTGCGATCCTCTACGTAAATCAGCATAGCGTTTCTTATAACTCTTTTCTTCTGCACCTTCTGGCTCTGCATCTTCTTTGGCCTGTGCTTCAGCTTCTTTTTCTGCGCCTTCACGTTCTGCCATTAACTCACGTAGTTCTTTTTCGTCTTCCTCTACACGCTCTTGCACTCTACTCTTACGTTGCATCATCATTGACTTGGGCGGTTCTTGCGCCTCTACTATTTGGTTTTCCATTTTAGTTCCTATTTACTGGGGCCACCGTAGCCTGTGTTATAAGGGGAGTGGGTAGGCCAGTTCTAATTAGCTGTTTAACGTGCAGCTAATCCACGTCTAGGGGCAGGTTCTGCTGTGGTAAATTGCCCTAGCATACGATCAAACTCTGCACCAAAAACTTTTGCAATAACTTCTCTTACAGGGCCATTCATTGCTTCACGAATAATAGTTTTTTCTTCTTCTGATAATTGTTCGTAGTTATTCCAAACTTCAATAAAATCAATTTCCATTACTTTACTATTCCTTTATTATACAGGACAGTCCAATCTTTTTGATCTGTAAATAATCCAATGCTATAGCAGATAGCTTCACCTACATTTTTAATAATGTATCCTAACACTGATCTCTTTTTATATTCTTGCGGTTTAACTATGTGTGCTATCTCTTTAGCTCTCGCTATTGTAAGATATTCAAAAACATTTGTCAAGAGGGTAGATGATTTCATTTTAACAACCATAGGAATAGCCCAGTAGTGATAGCCACGTACTGTAATAGGTGACAAATACTTGGCTGTATATACTACATCCATACGGTACAGTTCACGGTCTAGCTTACCTTGTTTATACAGTTCAGTACAGATAACACGTGAGCTACCACCATCACCGCCACCACGATCTATTTCTTGTTGTGCG